CAGCAATCCCGCTCCATTTGCTGTCAGCTATCCCACCCCATGTACCACTCCAGACTAGTGCCATTATTTTTCTATTATTTGCATCGTTGCGACTACTTTTAATCTATGTACTATCCATTCGGTGAATTTCGAGTTACAGACGATGGTTGACCTAAAATCAAAACCATACTTACCTGTTAATTTACCATATTCTGACTTAAATTTCTCTAGTTCTGTCTTTTTTGTTTTCATAATTAGTCTACTCCTATATTTAATAATGGTTCTCTGGTAGTTGTATTAGCTTTCAATACTGTCCTGTCATAGTCTATTGGTGAAATACTAGCACTTGGTGATACCGACGCACTAGTGCTGGCTGACGGTGAATAACTAGCACTAGATGATGCCGATGGACTCCTGGAAGCACTCGGTGAACGGCTCGCACTAGCACTAGACGATGGGCTGATACTAGCTGATGGAGAGGCGGATGCTGATACACTAGCACTCGGTGATCGTGACGCGCTGGGTGAATAACTGGCGCTCGCACTAGCAGATGGAGAAACGCTTGCCGATGGGCTATAAGAGGCACTTGCACTTGCTGAAGGACTAGTAGATGCAGAAGGAGAGTACGAAGAACTTAATGAAGCACTAGGAGACACTGAAGCGCTAGGAGAGGCTGAGGCGCTGGGACTTACTACTGCTGCATGAGTAACCCTCAGTATAGGTTTGTTTCCTGCTGCATCCGAGTATGCCTCCCACTGCGTCCATGCTGCTGTACCTGCTGCCGGATCTGAACCACTCCTGTCACTCTCAAACACCAACATTAAGTCTGTTACACCACTTTTGTTTATGTCACTTCTACCTGAAGCATTTAATGTGAAGGTAATGTAATTAGTCGCTGTCATTGCTGACAAAGCAACTACGTCAGATAAAGCTGTAGTAGCTCTTGTCTGGTAATCTGCTGCTATTACTGTTGAGGCTGCATCTGGGGTACATCCAACCACTACCTCACTGAGACCTCCCATGTCATCTGCTTTTGCCTCCAAGTATAGCTCTAGTGTAGCTGCGCTGATTGCATCAGTACCTATTGAGGAGGTATCAAACTGAAATATCGCCCTCCTGCAAGCTGTATAATCTGACCCTGACCGAGTAAAGTATGGTGCTTGTATGTCGTTGTCTGAATCATTAGCCGCAGTTCCATTAGCACCGATTATAGTTGCGAAAGACTCAGTGACGCTATCTCTAAACGCCATTCCATCTTCCTCTGTTGCGGTTGGATTGAAAACTGTTTCGGCCATAGTTCTATGTTAGCTTATATCTATTAAAGGCTCTCTACCGTACTCTATGGGCGATATACTAGGTGAAGCACTAGCTGTTGGGACATATAACGGTTCTCTACGATGTGATATAGGCGATATGCTAGCTGACGCAGAGGAACTAGGACTAGGACTCACACTAGCACTTGGCGATAATGATGCCGAGGGTGATCTGGACGCAGATGCAGAAGCAGAGGGTGATCTAGAGGCAGAAGGTGATCGTGATGCTGACGCAGAGGAACTAGGAGATACTGAGGCACTTGGTGATGCCGATTTAGAAACACTAGAGCTTGGTGAACTTGATGCGGATGGACTTAAACTCGCTGAAGCGCTAGCAGATGGAGATGCACTGGCGCTAGGTGACCGTGAAGCAGAGGCGCTGGAACTGGGAGAAACCGAAGAGCTAGGAGAAACCGATGCAGATACGGAGGCTGACGGACTTCGTGAAGCGCTAGGAGATACAGAGGCACTCGCGGAAGCGGAGGGTGACAGACTGGCAGATGGCGATATTACGGCGCTGTCGCTAGCTGATGGTGACAAGGATGCACTAGGAGATGACGACGCAGATGGACTAGCACTAGCAGAGGCCGATGCAGAAGGCGAGACAGATGCCGAAGGGCTACGACTTGCTGATGGTGATTGTGAAGCTGAAGCTGAAGATGAAGGTGACTGTGAAGAGCTGGGTGATACAGAAGCCGAAGCGGACGCGCTAGGACTACGACTGGCGCTTGGGCTTCGTGATGCGGAGGCACTAGCACTAGGGCTTCTAGAGGCCGATGGTGAAAGACTTGCAGACGCGCTAGCTGATGGACTAGCAGAGGCCGATGGTGATCTACTTGCGCTAGCGCTTGCACTAGGGCTTGCGCTTGCACTAGGGGAGCGTGATGCTGATGCACTCGCTGATGGACTAACACTGGCCGAAGGAGAAGCTGATGCGCTGGGTGAGCGTGAGGCACTCGCACTTGCTGAGGGTGAACGCGATGCACTAGGGGAAAGTGATGCACTAGCAGAGGCAGACGGTGACCTGGACGCAGATGGTGATCTAGATGCACTAGCAGAGGCGCTGGGTGAACGTGAGGCACTGGGCGACCTAGAAGCACTAGGTGATACCGAAGCACTCACGCTAGCACTAGGGCTACGAGAGGCAGACGGTGATCTGGACGCAGATGCAGAAGCAGAAGGGCTAGCAGATGCCGAGGGACTAACTGATGCAGAAGCCGACGCACTAGGAGACACGGATGCCGAAGGCGATCTACTTGCGCTCGGTGAGCGCGAAGCAGAGGCCGATGCAGAAGGACTTGCTGATGCAGATGGTGATCTTGATGCTGACGCTGATGCGGATGGGCTGGCACTAGCACTTGGAGATACAGAGGCGCTAACACTGGCTGAGGGGGAGGCTGATGCAGAAGGGGATGTTACTCCTGCCGGTACTCTTGAATCGAAGTCATTGGTATCTATACCTTCTGGAGCAGAATCTATCCCAGTGACAGATACACTAGCTCTGATAGTTGTAGTTAGTTGTCCCGAATTAAGATAAAGCTTATCCCCAGAAGACCCTGTCCAGGGAGTATGGGTACCATCATAAGAAACATCTCTTGGTACGCTTTCTACGGCATTAACATCAACACTATCCTTTACAGTTGAACTAAATTGTCCCGATACTAAGTGTAGTTTTGTAGTTGTACCTGTCGAGTTATCTCCACAAGTAGGAGTATTAGTCCCGTCCCATGAAATACCTTGTGGTTTGGCTTCATTCCAAGCTGATGTGACTTGAGATGTTTTTATCGTGCTAGTAAATTGTCCGGATTGAAGATAGAGTTTATCACCTCCTCTACCAGACCAAGGTGTATTAGTTCTGTCATAACTAATACCATCTGTAATACTATCTATAGCCCCTACATCCTCTGAGTCCTTAATTGTTGATGTGAATTGACCTGAAAGTAATACCAACCATTCTTCCGTTCCATCATCTGCTGTATAGGGGGTGTTGGTTCCGTCCCAACATACGCCTGTTGGATTACCTCTATTAGCGACACCCCCGCGAGCATTGCTAGTCTTTAGAGTTGACGTAAACTGTCCAGATTGGAGATAAACTTTCTCGCCAGCCGTACCTGACCAAGGAGTGTTTATTGTGTCTGGTGGGCCAGCTCCTCCATAACGAGATACATCGTCGTCTGTCTCTATACCTTGCACTGAAGCATCTACGCCGCTTACATCTTCAGAAGTTTTTAATGTTGAAGTAAACTGGCCGCTTTGTAGATATAATTTATCCGATTCTCCACCACCCCAGGGTGTATTAGTACCATCCCAAGATATACCTACCGCTATATTATCTACTCCGCCAACACTTTCACTGTCCTTGTTAGTTGAAGTAAACTGACCTGATTGTAAGTAAAGTTTATCTGCTGTTGCTCCAACCCAAGGGGTGTTAGTCCCATCATACGAAATATCTTCTACTGCAGTATCTACACCACTTACGTCTTGGCTAGTTGTCAATGTTGAAGTAAACTGGCCGCTTTGTAAGTAAAGCTTGTCTGCAGATTTACCTGTCCATGGCGTATTAGTGCCATCCCAGGATATACCAGTACCAGTTGTATCAATTGAATGCACATTTACGCTAATTTTTACAGTAGACGTAAATTGTCCTGATTGAAGATAAAGACTCGCATCAGCTATTGAAGATGTGTTTGCTCTTCTCATCCACGGGGTATTAACACCATCCCAGCTAATACCCATTACGATTAATCCATGACCACTTACATCTTCACTGTCCTTAATCGTTGAAGTAAACTGGCCGCTTTGTAGATATAATTTATCTGCAGATGTTCCTATCCACGGTGTATTAACTGTCGCCATAGTTATTTCATCTCATTAAATGCTCTAATCTGACTCAGTAAGTCAGTCTCGACACTATTGTAATATCTGTTGTTTCGCCTTATACTATAATCATGAAGTGCAAAGATATTCCCAATTGGCCTGGTTATCGTGCTTGTACTAATGGAGATGTTTACTCCAAAAGATGGGGTACTAAAAAGAAATGGAAAAAACTCAATTCTAATACTCTTATAAGTGGTCATAAACATCTGAACATGAGAGATGGCAACAAAACAACTTTTCGCTATGTCCATCGTCTTATTCTTGAAACATTTGTAGGTCCATGCCCAAAAGGGAAAGAATGCTGTCATTACAATGGTGACCCTGGAGATAACCGACTCAGTAATCTTAGATGGGATACTTTTCAAGCCAACAGGAAAGACCTTGCTAGGCACGGCACTTTTAAGGGGGAGAAAAACCCTCAAGCCAAACTCAATACCAGCAAGATTAATAAAATCAGACAACTTCATTCTGAGGGGAATAACTTTACTCAAATTGGAAAATTGTTTGGTGTTCATAGACATACTATTGCTCATATTATTTATCGCCGGACATGGGCTCATATAAAGCCTTAAAAGCTTGTACAACACTATGTACGCCTAGTTCGTTGTAATGCTCGCATGGATAGTCAAAATGAGAATAAACCTTAAAACCTGCTTTCTGTACTTTTTCACAAAAAAGATAATCATGTCCTCGTTCTACTATCCCATCATCGTCATATTCTCGCATAAACCAGGGACGAATAACCGTTTCTATTACTCTGCGATGAACTAACATACACCCTGACCCAACTACATCCACTTCGGTCAAACCTTCCCCATGCTTAGGTTTCCATCCATCTGTTCCTACTTTTTTCTCTAATGCGTTCCAATATACAGGTTGATCTCCTTTTACTGCGTCATGCCAAACTGGAGTTGGTAGCCCAATCATATCCTTATTCAATTCTATTAAATCTAATGGGTTATTAACTGGTGGATTGTCAGCGTCTATGTTCAACCAATAGTCGTGATCTTTATATGTTGTAAGTAAATCTTTACACACCCTATTTAGTGCCTGTTCGTATGGTTTATGTGTTGGTAATATTATTGTGGTTTCGTATCTGGGATCGTTTTGTAATCTAAGCAAAGCAAAGACCACGCGCTTGTGCACATATGGTGGTTCACAGCATACTGAAACGAGGACTTTCATTGTCCTCTTTCCTTACTGGACTATATTAAAACCTCGCTTCGTCTTAAAATCAACGAATTTTTTGTTTGGATTTTTTCTGACACCTCTCTCCTCTTTGTTTGGGTCGAGAGCGTCTTGTTGCTGCTTAGTCAGGGTTTGGCCTAAATCCTGTTTTAACTTAATTCCTTGCAAGACTTCATTATCTATCTCTTCATCTGGTTGCTCTATCGCGTGCTTGTTATCATAGAAGTCTTGGGTTGCAGTCTCGTTTAGTTTAGTGACATCTCCTGGATATCTTGTGACTGCTTCGTCAGCAAACTCTTTTGGCACTAACACTAGTCCCCACTGTTGTCCTCTTGGTGAGTCTACATCTTCGTCTTGATGACCACATTCATCATATAGCCATCCCGACCCATGAACATCTATGTATTTAGACCAGTCCATTCCCGTGTTCTGGACTGTCTGCATGGAATTGAAGTTAGGATACTTGGCCTGTCCTGCTTCATTTAATCCTATTTTGACTTTGATCGGTACTAAGTTCTTCATAGTTAATTTTAATATGCGACATCTTTAGTATAACACTAAATCATTCCATCCTGGTATATCTTTTATGGTACTTTCTTGCCAATTAACACAACCTGATTTATCGCGAAAGTCTTTTAACCCTCTCCACTTATTGCCGGTGAGTGTTCCTTTGTGTCTGATGTCTATGTAGGGGACTTCAGAGTTCCAGACTTCGTACTTGGTTTTGTCTCTTCCGCCAGGTTCATAACTTCTATTAAATCCTTGTTGGTTAACATGTGTTAACCTATCTCGGTAATGGTTAACAAGATGCTCGCGGTACGCACATAGTCCCGAAACTTGGTTAGCGTCCCAATGTACCGCGAACCCATCTTCTCTTACCTTCCACCAATTCTGGTTGTAATAAAATTTGTCCTTTTTGGGTGGCGTGAAATCAAAGTGTGATGGGTGATAAAGACAGTCGTGTTCACACATGAAGATTATATCCTCTTCCATTGCTTCTAGACCCGCTAGTATTTGCTTGAACATGGTTAAATAACCACGTTCCGCTTCTATATGTATATTATGCCCAAATCCCTCCATTGGCTTCAACGACACGCTGGTTATTGGTAGACCTATACTTTTTAGCTGCCTCTGACATTTCTTAGCTGTGCTTACCTTCAACTGATTATCAGTATAGTACAACAACCCTTTTAGTGTCTCTCCTTTGAGTTTGGCTATATAATTCTCCTCCCAGCCAGGCACAGGCCAAAACTTTTCTACTAACCACTCCAGGTTCCTTGTTTGCTTATGCCACTTGTTATTGTGGAACGTATCTCTCAGCTTGTCTTTAGCCCTCTTTTGCTCATTACCAGGATTGGAATACGGGAACCCAAAGTCTTTCCCTTGTGTCCTGAACAAGTGTGCGTACCAGGTCCGTTTGTCGCAGATAACACTCCCCCCAGACAACCATGTTTTTAACGCCACCTCTGCACCTTGCCCTCCCCAACTCCCCCATGAAGCGTCACACAATTCTCTCTCCCAGTAATTCTCCCGTGTAGTCATAAAGCACGATCCTTGCAAAGACATAGTTTCTACTAAGTCCCCTTTCTGCTTGGCCTTGTATTCATTGAAGTAACAAAACTCTAATTGATCGTTTACATGATATGAAGTGCTTTGTGGACTTGGCTTACCAAACCATTTCATGTCTCTAGTTGTTTCTTTCCCACACTCCTCACATGGCCCCATTGGTCCTTGATACCTTCTGTGTCCGTCAGGGCATAACCAATCAAAGGCGTGTAAGTTTCTCATTACTGGTACTATCGTCCAGTCGTCTTGCATATCCTCCATGAGTATCCGATCAAAGCCTTTATCAAACGAACAGTGTGCGTCTACCTTCATTACATACTTAGCCTTACTAAGTTGACATGCTAGGTTAGTTGCTGCTCGTTGCCCGATTGTTTCAGGAAGCCTTACTATTGTTACTCTCTTGTCGTCATCTATTGGTGGGTCTGACCAGGCCCCATCTAGGACGACGATTACCTCAGTCTTGCCTTCTATGTTTTTAAGGATGTCATCAACAGTATTTTTCAAGAACATCTCGTTACGCGAAGGCACTAATATACTTAAGTCATATTTACCTTTCATATAGTTTGCGGTATAATGTTTATATGGTATATCTTAAAGTTGATTTTTCTAAAAAAGAGAGTAGCAGGATTTTTACTAAAATTAGGAAAACCAAAACCTGCTGGCTTTGGGAAGGTAGTGTTGATTGGCTTGGGTATGGCATGACCCATTATAGAGGTAAGACAGAAAGAACCCATCGACTTCTTTATGCTTATTTTATAAACCCCATACCAAGAGGAATAAAAGCACGTCAAGATTTTCAAATAGATCATCTCTGTAAAAACAAGAGATGCTGTAATCCAGATCACTTGGAGCTTGTTTCTCAAAAGATAAATTGCATTAGGGCAAACAGTAAGACTCACTGTAAACACGGGCATCTTCTCAAAAAGACCAGAAAACGGAAATACTGTCCATTTTGTGATACCATTCGCCATAAAAAGAGAATGGAGGGCTCGCAGCGCGAATACTGGTTGAAAAAACAACGCCAAGCTACTGCACGATATTATGCTAAAAATAAATAGGTAGCTCATATTACATTCTCTGCTCCTATGTGTTCGTCGTACCATCTCAGTCCTTTCTTTAGCCTATAATCTATCACTTCGTCAGTCTTGTCTTTGCGCGGGTAAACTAGGCGTGATCGCTCAAAATAGTATTCTTTGCCTAGATATTTGTAGTGAAGTAGCTTGATCCTTGATTGTACTGGCTGCACTAGCATCCCATTCCATCTAGCTTCGGCTGTATGTCTGCCGTTACCAAAAATTACATCTATTTGAGGATTAAACATTACCGGCTTATCGAATGACCTCATCCTCACTCCGGTTTTAATCTCATCATATATCTGTTCATCTGTTGTGGGTGGTTTCTCGGAGATCATCATGTAGGCTACCGGCTTGACTATTCCTGATAGTAAAGATAATTGACTTACTGGTTCGTATAGGAACTCGTCCGCATCCACGCATATAACCCAGTCTGCCTTCCGGCTGTACTTCTTATAGGCCCACTCAAACGCTGCGCTATGATCCCCCTCTGTGAATGGTCTGTCAAATGGGTAGTCTAATATCCTAGCCTTACCCTTTGCTATGCTTAAAGTTTGGTCAGTACAGTGATGGTTTATTAAAGTTATCTTAGCGAACTTTGAATAGTGACGTAAGAAGTACGGTATTATAAGCTCCTCGTTCCAAATTACGCTGTAAACGTGAATGTTCATATACTATAAAATTTATCTATCACCCACTTTTCGTTTTCAGTAATTCTCTCTGTTAACTCTTTACTTAATTCTACTTCATTGTAATTTGCTACATTGACTGCTGGCTGGTTTCTTATCATATCTTCATCAAACTTCTCTCCCGCTAGAGTTAATGCTGTTATTAAATCCTCCCTAAGATTCTCATGCCTTCCTATAAAATCAACATTATCAAAATACCGATACATCTGGGTAAGAAAACCCTTTGGGTATTTATTTAATGAGTTACTTACAAACTCCTCGAATGAATTACTCCAACAATCTGCCAGTGCGAATCTCTGATCTATTCCCCTAGTCCTTCCCATCACAGCTCTCCACAAAGAGGCATACCAAGCAATAGGATGTCTTACGAAGCAAAATGAGAATAAGTCATCTTTCAGCTTTGGTGCTGTGTGTCTATTGAATAACCCAAACAGATATTTGGTGTAATTCTCATTCTTCACCTTGGCTGGTCTTTCTGTGACATCTTTAGCGTTCTTGTTGTTGACACGAATCATCTCACTAACCCACACACTTCCAGTCCTGGGTATATAGTAAAATACACTTTTGTCTGTTTTAAGGGGCATAGAGTTTTAACACATCTTCCGCGCGCCCCCAAGTCGGAATATCGTAAGCTCTTATTTTAGAGTGAGCTTTCCTTGTTCCTAAATGCCCAAAACCCAACGCCTCTTTCGTGCTAAATACCACACTTGGATAATCAGACTGACTCGCTTCCTTATCTACAGGGGTAAGCCCCATCCTTTCATTGTATCTACCTGGTTCTCCCCACAAGTGCTCCGGGATGTTTTCGGGGTTGGGGTATTTCTCGAATCTCTCCTTTAGTGTTTTTATTAAGTCTTTTCTAGTAACTATAAGGTGGGTCATAGTTTCCCTTGCGCGATATGAATACAATGGTGGCTTCACCCATGTGAAGAGGCTCCATTTAAGCAAATTGTAAGAAAACACACCTTCTCTTGGTCGATAGTCAAAATATCCCTCAGGATACAACACATCATCTTCCGCCGTGGCTACATACTTTGTCTTGGCTGCTTCTGCACCTATTAATACTTGATTATAAATATTGTAAATACTCCTGCCTATATCACCTACGCATATATTGTTCCCTAGTTTTATAGGTTTATGCGAAACACTAATAATAGGGTTGTCCCCAGCAGCTTTCTTTAACTGCTTAATCACGTTCCCCATAAAGTAATCGGAGATATGGTTTGCTGTATAGAAAATTACGGTTAAGTCAGAGTTCATATTTGTTGCTCAGTATTGTCGTATTCGGTCTTTGTTTTACAGAGTCAGTTCGGTATTTGAACGATGGCAGTTCTAATTTCTCACTATCGTGAACAACTATATAGTCAGCATAGTTCGCTAACCTACTAACCTCTATTGCTCTACGCTCCTCTGGCGCATGATCTACGAACGCCATCCCCCATGTTCTTTGCACTACGATACTATCCCAGTCGGTTACAAAATGTATTGCATGTAATCCTCGAGCAAAGTTCTTGTAATGTATATAGTATTTTAAGTCGTTCTCGTAAGATACTAGTTCCCTGTTCTGGTCTACAGCTAAACTATGCAACAATGCTGTGCTGAATGGCCCTGTACCTAGTTCTAATATCGGGCCTTGTGATATGGATAAGACCTGTACGAGTGTTGGTATATGACTTGCTCCTGCTGGTCTGTTGTCTCTCATCGTCTTGGAGTTAAGTACGGAGTATTCATAAAGTCATCTTCTATCACGTTCACCTTACACCTAGACCAGAATAGACAGTAGGGTAAAGACAGTTGATCTATCGTATGGTAACGCGATATATGATACCACCAGTTAACCATCATATCTTTTACCTTATCCTCGTTGCGGTATATAAGTGCTGTCGTAGCATATAGTCTGTCATCATGATAACCCCTGACTGCCTCTATTTGCTCCTCTAAGAGTTCGTTTTCGTATCTAGGTGTTATATAGTCACATTTATCTTCTAAACGCTTCCTGAGGTATTCTGCTTCCTCGTAGATGGTCTTACGGTGAGGATGTCTGAATACCGCTATATCTGCATCTCCTAGTTTGTCCCTAAACCACTTCACTGAATCTTCGTGCCTTAATTGGCAAGATCCATCTACCCATAAGTAGATTTCGTGCTCCGGTACCATCTGCCATCCAAAGCATTTAACTATACGCGCCTGTAAGCGCGGGGTCATTGAACGATGTCTAGGTGGAAAGTTCTTATCAGTGAAAGAGTAATGGTCACACGGGACAGACTGCTTGACCGGCTTATACAACTTGTCGAAGTTGCCTAGACTAGCTGTTATCGTACAAACAGCCATGATCTGCTTGAATCTCTTACTAGACTTCTAGATTTTTTTGACTCTAATCCTAATACCATCAACTTAATATCGTTCCTCTTTACATATTCCATAACCGCTCTCTTAACAGCCGGCAGCCTGTTGGTGAAGTCATGTCCAGCTACAATGCCGTCTTTTCTTACCTTTGGTGTCCATATCTCCATATCCTCCAATACTGATTCGTGGCTGTGGTTGCCATCGATATACACAAAGTCTATCGAGTTATCCTTGAACCTCTTTACTGCATCAACGCTAAACTCCTTAATCACCTTGAAGTTGGGATAGGCTTTTACAGTTTCTTCTATTTCTTTCAACATCCTGTCGTACGTCCCTTTCTTTTGATAGTCGTTATAGCCCTGATACTGTACCCACGGGTCTATACCGTATAGTGTCATTCCTGGATTATTCCTCATAATACGTCTGGCGTACTTACCAAATGCCACTCCCACTTCCACCCCCACTCTGAAGTTAAGGGTATTTAACCATTTAGATAAGTCAGCGCGTCCTACATCGGGTATCTCAAGGTAGTCACTATGAACACCGTATTCCTCGTATAGTTTTTGTAATGTGTTCATATTATTGTTTTATTGGTCATGTTTGTTACACTATTATTATGCAATTAACTATTTACAAGAACGATGTCCCTTTCACTATTCTGTTTGATAACGTAGATGCTAATAAAGTATCTCGCTATCGTTGGTATATTCATACGCTTGGCTATGTTTGTGCACGCGCTAATGGTAAATATCTTTATCTTCATAGACTAATTGCTAATACACCAGATGGTATGGTTACTGACCACATCAACCACAACAAATTAGACAATCGTAAATCTAATCTTCGTGTCTGTACTACTAGAGAGAATGTCATAAATTGCAAGTTATCTAAGAATAATAAATCTGGTTTTCGTGGTGTGTCTTTCAGGAAAGACAGAAATAAATACAGGGCATATTTGATGGTTGATCGTAAACAGGTTTTTCTTGGTTATCATAGTCACTATAAAGATGCTGTTAAGGCTAGGCTAATAGGCGAAAAAAGGTACTTTGGTATCTATGCTCCCACTTAATCAGTCTTATAATACCACGCATCCGGCTGACGATCATCAACGTAGGCTTCCTCATCCCACTCTGTTGTCTGCAAATCTATCCCCATTTTCTCCACCCACTCATCTATAGCCCTTACCACTCCTCCACCGGCACAACGCTTGTAATAATCGTGCATTGACACTATCCCACCTTCCCTGACTTTTGGATGCCATGTTTCTATATCTTCTTTCACATCTTCGTAATCATGCTTTCCATCTATAAATACAAAGTCCAGCGATCCATCCTCTACTAGCTTTGCTGCCTCTACACTACGCGCTATTACTAGCACATAGTCTTCATACTTGCTTAGTCGGTTCTTAGCGTCCTCTAGTTTTCGGTCTATCCTCTCTTGTGGATAGCCTGGGTACTCGGTGTATGGATCAATCCCATACAGCTTTAATCCTGGTATATTCTCCATTAGCTTCTCTGAGTACACACCATCGCATACTCCTACCTCTACTCCCTTCTTGTATCCTAGTTTGGCAAAGTGCCCGGCTAGTTCTATTCTATTCTTCATATTTTTTTGGTTCCTTAGAAAATCTAAAATCGTTTTTACTATCTTCTTCTATCCTATCCTGCCAATTATCGGGCCACGTAGGGACAGGTGAGAATTTGTCTATTAACCACTTCCAGTCGTGTATTGCCTTCTCCCATCTATTATTAAGCCAGTAATCGATGCAGTATTGTCTGCCCTTCTCTTTGTCTACCATAAATTGATTGTACTGCGCATTGGAGAAACCATACTTCTTACCTGTCTTCCCCTTATGAAAGTGAGCATAGTGGGTGTTCTTATTCACCACCAATCGACCTCCGCTCAGCCAGGTCTTATTGCCTATCTCTTGGGCTTCGTTATTGAACGGTCCATAACCGATACTGTCCATCTCCCCGATATTATCCCAATGTTTTCTAGACATTAAATAACACGAACCCTGCCAGGACATCGTGTCATCTATTGGTATCTTTTTGTTGTGGTGATATTTTTCTCTCCACTCCTGTCCATACAATCCCTTCCGCCAATCAAATCTATTTACGAACGGATAGGTTATAAACATATAATCTATTGGTAATCGCTTATCATTTTCTGTTTCAGTTGTCAGCTTCCACTTCTCGGCATCCAGTCTGTATCTCCTTGGGACTACAACCCAGTTATCCTCCATTTCTGAGATCATTCTGCGGTCATACCCTTTGTGGAATAAACAGTGTTCGTCTGTTTTCATTATGTAATCCCCAGTAGATACTGCTACACCACGATTGATTGTCTCTCTCATACCATAGTTATCGTGGACTGTACCATGATGGACTATCTTCACTTGTTTGTTTTCCTCCAACATTTTTTCTGGCCAGTGCCCGTCTAGCACTACGATGACTTCCACTTCTCCTTCAGCTTTATTGATCACATCGTCTACGGTTTTCTGTAGATACTCATCGCACCTTGATGGTATTATTACACTAAGCATACTCCTCCTTTCCTCCGTTATACGCTCCAACCGTTGTCGTACAAATCAGATGAGTTTGGTAGCTGTGCTATGTACTCAGCTGAATTGTCTACTCTAGCTATAGCGTCTAGTTGCTTCTCTAAATCGACCTCGTAGTTGTTTTCTACTGGTGACATTGGTAGAGGCTTAGGCTGCCTACTCTTGTATTCTATGCCTACCCGCCTCGCCAGTAGCTCGTGGAATTGTCGTGGGAATCCGAAGGTAGTGGTTGATGGGTCTACTTCTAGCCCCACAGTATTATCTGTCATGTTACCCAAATCCTCTGGATAGACATGCGCCCACATCCTTACACCGTCAGTTACATCTATAATTGTCCCTGACAGTATTAAGATAGCTCTACGTCTAATAGTGTAAGCAAATCCTCCCTGACTGTTTGTGAACTCTTTAACTATTTCACTCTCAGTTTCTGAGCCGTGAAAGTCCTTGATAAACTCCGCTGGGAATCTTGAAGTAGTCGTACTAAACCTAATCTCTACTTTGTGGATTCGATTTAAGACATCATCACCGACGGCATACTCGCGCTGATCCGCTACTAGGTTGAATGTATAAGGGACTAAAAACATCCCATTATTGCGCTCTACTATTTTAGAGGCCATTTCATCTTTATACATGTTTACATCTGCTAACATGTCCGCATCAGTATATGTCGTAGTATTTGTTCGAGTTTTTCTTCTTATTGTGTCTGCCAATCCTTTTGCTTTCATAATGTATACTTTAATGCAACTTTTTGATGATATAATCCTTCGTATTTATTTTCCTTTCCTTTTATTTTTTTGTGTGCATCAGTGAGCTTCTTGCCTTTATTCCACGGTACATTTCCTTTATTAAACATAATTCTATTATACCATATCCCGCCCAAATTTAATCGGGCGGGTATGATAGCTACTCCTTTGCTATTGCGTAAGCAGAATACGATCCACTTGCTGCTCTGTTACACTGCACCCTAATTGCCTTTAGGGCTAAGAACTCATCTAGCCACACCATTATTGAATCAGCTGGAATTGCTGTTATGGATGGGCTTGGTGATACGGAAGCACTTGCGCTCGGTGAAGCTGACGCACTTGGAGAATAACTTGCTGATGTGGATGAACTAGGAGATCGTGAGGCGCTAGGTGATGCACTCGCGCTAGGAGATGCTGACGCGCTAGGTGATCTACTGGTTGACGCACTTGGAGAATAACTTGCTGATGTGGATGAACTAGGAGAAGCCGAAGCCGATGGAGATCGTGAAGCACTCGGTGATGCCGATGCACTAGGTGATCTGGACCAGCTTAACGATTCTGAAGCGCTAGGAGATCTGGATGCACTAGGTGAACCAGATGCGCTGGCGCTTGGTGAAGCGGAAGCGGATGGTGATGCCGAGGCACTCGGTGAACTTGACGCAGATGCGGATGAACTAGGTGAAGCGCTGGCGCTTGGTGAAGCTGATGCAGAAGCAGAAGAACTAGGTGAGCGTGACTGAGACGCACTTGGGGATCTGCTCTCTGACGAGCTTAGTGTTACCCCTTGTGTCCTTGTCAAACTCTGACTATTGCTATCTGCTGTGTTGTTAATCAGCATGTTTAGCTTTACCCAATCTCTACCGTTAATAGTTCCATCAACAGTAAATGTCCCACTACCACCTGCGGTAATGCCATCCGCCGTGAATTGCAGTCCTACCTTGTTGTATTCTTCGATATTGAACGGATCAGACACCGTAAGGGCTGCCGTTACTGCTTCGAAGAATGCATTTTCTCTGAATTTCATAGGTTTTTGTTTAGTTTGCGACATTGTTACCCACCCCGCCGTTAGGCGGGATAGATAACTAGTGGATTAGGCAGCTACTATGTTTCCGTTAGCTTCTGCTGGAGCCCAGATGACGTAGTAATCGATTTGACCAGCGGTAATGTCCGTTGTGTCAGTAGTTTCGATTATGTCTGCGCCATCATTGATGAAGTTCAAACCTGCTGCGGCCTGTATATCTGATCCGGCTTCTGTGCCAGCGTCAGTATAGATGTCACCATCATCGAGGGTAGTTGTGTCAGCGATCTGTGCTAACAACTGTGCGGTGTTACCTGCTACTCCTACCTCAAGAGTCGCTGCTCCTGTCAGGCTGGTATTACAGACACCCCAGATTGCCTTAATGATTACGTCACCAGTAACAGTGAATAAGGTGTAAGGATCTAGTGCGCCACCGTCGTTACCGTGAGCATCTCCTGTTCCTCCAGTAAACGACGTTGATGACTTTTTAACTACTCTCCATACCAACTTTTCGTGTTGGTTTTCTTCTCTGTCTATTAGATTGTCTACTAATCTTTCTTGAAAACTCATAATTTTTGTTTGTTTACCCTATTGAGAAGTGTGTCGCCTGCACTAATAGGGGTTCTAATTAAGCGACTTTTGGCGAGTTTATCCCATTGCGAGCCACGAGATCTGCTCGTCCTTTGCATTGACGTCGGTATCCAGACCAATAGTGAACCCGCTGTTAGCTACAGGAGTGATACCTAGAGTTGTAATAATAGAACGAGTACCGGCTGTCACTTGCTTTAACGCTTCTGCGTCAGCCATGCTCTCAAACCATTCATACATATCTCCACTTGTTTCGTTACATACTCGGACATAACGAGGTGTAAAGCCACAAGTGATCGTTACTGCTACAGCGGTATCATCTTCGATGTATGTACCAGTAGCTAAACGAGTCAACGTTAGTGGGTTTACTTGTGAGGCTGTATTTGCCATAATTTTTATTTAACTGATCTTATTGCGACTAAAGAAGAGCGTCTCCAAATGTCACACCATCTTTTCTTGCCTCATAGTCTATTTGACCTTCGGCGATAGCATCATCGGTTTGCTGTTGGGATCTCGTTATAACTTCTGCCACTTGCTGAGGTACTTCGATGTACGTCTGCTTGGGGAAGTCCATACGGTATCCGTTGAGTTGCACCGATTGCATTATGGATGGGTCTTCTTTCGGCGCCCGTGGGACAATAATGCGTACTTTATGTTGTTTAAGTAACTCTTCCTTCATCATTGCCGATTTACTTTCGGGGATAGGATCAGATTCTTTCGAACCTGGGACTGTACCTTTTCTTACTTGATACTGACGCAGATAATCAGTTGGGACGCTCTCCAGAGCCACCCCGTCTAATTCCTGATCTTCTGTGTCTGTTCCCTCTGAAGTGATACGTTCCTCATCCGCATCCTCTGATACTTCCTCTTCGGGCGCATTCTTTTCTTTGGCTTGTGCCAATCTCTCCTCCAATACCACATTGGTATCTTTTACCGTCGTAGCTACACCTAACGCCTTTAGCTCGGCGAATAGTTCGCTTCTTTTTGTCATAATTTATAACTTAGGTTGTTAAGGTGCTGATACGACCTTCAGGTGGGATGTCCTCCTCACCCCACCGTCATGTAGTCATGTACTGTCAACTTGACAATCACGAAGAGACACTATGTTCTATCCTCGCTGCAAAGTTCTCATTCAAACGCACGGTTACGTGAGTAACCTTCCAACCTGAGGTTGAGCGTTGGTCGAGGGGATCTGCAGTACCGGCTGAGCCTAGTGGCTTGACAATGTTCTTCACTGCCTCACCAGAGATTCTGGTAATCCCATAATAATCTTGAGCCAAGATCATTGTTCGATGTACGTCCTGACTGTCTGCACCGCCAGCTGCGCTGACAGAAGCATTAGTGGTCATTACGAATCGTACTTCATCTAACTTACCTACTTCACCATCCATTACTCCCTTTTGGGAAGCATACTCTTCTACTGGTACCCATCCTGTTGCATCTTTTAGATCAAACAGGGTGTCCTCTGAAATGATACCAACATAACAAGCGTTGATTGGTGACGTGTTAAAGCCAGTTGATGGATTAACCATTCTGGTAATTTTGCGAGCATTGTTGCCTTGCAAGGTTCTAACAGCTTCTCTGATTTCATCACGGTTCAACTTGTCTGCGTTTGTAACCGTGACAGTAGAAGTAGCTGCTCCTGCATACTGGACTGTCGTACCAGCGATCATTACGTTACGTGTCAACTGATCTATTGTATTTCCCATTTGCTGTCCCAATAAGTCTGCTGTTTCAGTCAAGACTGGGTCAGGTGTGGACATTTGCAAGAAATCAGTCAAGGTAACGAAATCACCATACTGTGCAACTGTGCCAGTCACATCGGTTGTCGATAGACTTGTTCCAGATGGCGTAACACCTTCTGTTAAAGAAGTAGTGTTAGCCGAAAGGAGCGTGTAACGACGGAACTTGATTATGTTAGTGTTGCCTCGTGGAATGTCCTTTACCTGCGCCCACCTTGTGTGTAGGAGCAATGGTCGGGCAGCCTTAAGCATCATCCGAACGTAAAAGTTATTGAAACCATCAGTGATCTGGGTTCTCGTTGTATTTGCCATAATTCGTCATTTTTTAATAGGCCGCGACGTGCCTTTCTAATTATTCTTTTAGGAATCCACCTCGTCTTGCTTTCAGCTCTACTGCTTCGAATTCTGCTTCCGACATATTGTCCAGCTCTTCCGGTGTTGGAAATCCTCCTGCTGATTGTTCTGCCGGTCTAGCACTAGAACCTGCACCTCCCATTTGTTCCGCCTCGAGGTCCGCTACTTGCCTTTCTTGCGCCCCTTTGCTCTCTGCTTTCTCGAAGGCTAAATGGTGGTATATGACTGACGGTGGTACCCCCTGATAACTGTCATGCTTCATGTATTGCCTGATCTTAGTCTCGTAGCCTTTAGCGTCAGGCTCTTGCCTCATTAACCCTTGCAGATCATTCTCGTCAGTATTAGCTGACAAGGCGTCCTCTAGGGCTGCTACGCGAGTGTTGATGCCACTTGGCTCCTCAACAACTTCCTCCTTTCCTTCCTCTCGTTCCTCCAGCTCTCTTATGCGGTCATCCTTTTCTCGTAAGGCTACCCGCTGAGCTGCGAAGGCTTTGTTTGAAGCATTATCTCTAACAGGAACCTCGACGTTATCATCTTCGACTTCCTGCTCCTCCTGTTCTTCTTCGACGGTTTCAGTCTCGTCTTGACTCTCGATTGGTGCTTCTTCTTGCACTTCCTCGGTTTCGGTCGTGTCTGTCATATTTTTGTTGGTTACGCAGCTTCATGTGAAATGACGAATAAACACATTTGGCTGGAATAGCTAAGCGACTTTAGCTCGAAGTTACGGGCCTAGGAGGATAGGACCGCAACTGCGAACTAACGTTCATATGGATCAAACTCTGGCTCCGATTGATCCGGTGTTTGTAAATGATCTATCAGCAATTGGGGTAATTCTAGCATACTCCGCCATATCTTCTTACGATGACGCAAGTTCTGCATCTTGCTTTTATACTCCTCGGCTGGGAGGTCATCGTTTTCGTCATGCTCTATTTGTATCTCTATGTTCTTTATGTTGTTCTCTATTCCCTGCTTTACCACCAACCAAAACTCAGACTCTTGCCCTACGCGTAAGGTCTCTTGTATCACTTCTTTATCTTTTGAGTCGTTAATGTTCATGCTGTCGGCGTTGCTGGTACCGGCAATCCAGCACCGGGTCTCTGATCGTTTACTGGCTGAAATCCTTGCTCTGGCTGTTCTGCCTGCTCTCCTGGTTGTGGTACTAATCCTGCTAGCTCTGGTCTACGTTGTGTCATTAGCATTTCCTTATGCTCTTCCAAGTGTGCCTTTTGCGCGCTAGTATCATTGGCTTTAGCGTGTACCCGTATGTGTGTCCTGTGATCTTCCAGCATGTCTATCTCTGGTAGTTCGTTCTCGTTGATCTGCTCATTCTCTTCCTCTGCGTCCATCTCATCTACCGTTTTAGGATGTGCTAGATCTAGCTCTTCCTTACTTAGCCCATTCAACTTACCTAGTTGCCTTTCGATAAAGTTCTTATTAGTCTCTGGGTTTTGTAATGCCACTGACGCATACACCGCAAATCCCTGTTGATCCCTTTGCCTCTTAGCTTCGCTTATCACTTTAGATTCTATCCTTACGTCCGGGTCTACTTCCGCAATTATATTCTCTCTGGTTAGTGGTCTCCAGGTAGGTGCTATTGGGCCTCTTATCCTGACTATCTTCTTATCAATGCCCTTCTTGAAGTGGACTTTGTACTGTCTGTACCACTGCCTCCAGAAGTCTCTCTCACTCCATCCAAACACTTTAGCGCTCATTGAGTACCGAGTGTCTACCTTGCTGGATACCAAGTTAATCTCACCCAGTGTCTTACGCTCGTCACTAGGCACTCCTTGTTGTGTCTCTGGTGTTGCTGTGGCCCTTTGTGCCGCTTGATCTAGTACATCCATGACTACATTGACGTGTTGGTGAACTGATGACTTGTTAACAGGTTGGATAGCATTGTCTACTGTCCCATCTACCCCAATAAACTTGTCATGTTTCCAGTTAAGATCGTTCTTGTTCTTTACGCGTGTCTGGTCATAAAGGTATTGCGGCATAGCCTCACTCTTAGCCGACTTTAAGCCAAGGTTGAGTAAGACGGCTCTGGCTCTTTGTTTGTCCTCTGTCAGATCAGGTATAGATACCCCATCCCAGTCATGACTCATTGGGTAGATAGTTCGATCGAACAGTGGCCAGTTGCCGTTATACTTATCTACATCTACCAGTCTCACTATCGTCCTTCGTCCATTACCTAACGTTACTAGATACTTGTGTCCCTTGATCGTAGTCATCCAGTTCATTAGCTGGAACTCGTAGTTGTTGAACTTGCCCAAAGCTTCCTCCCTAGCATCAAACCTATCTCTCTTTTGAGCTGAGTCTCTCTCTTCTGCCACCTCATCCATCAATGACTGAGGTGTGTCCTTCTCCTTCCTTAGCTGGTCTATGTTGAAGAATCCTTTTGTCTCCTTTAGCTCGTAGTGCGTAGCTCCAATAGGCCATCCACCAAACCTCATAGCTCCTTCTCGTCTTATCCCGTAACCATTCACGCTCTTGGCTTTTGGATCTCTTATGAACGTTGCTGGGTCTAGCACTTGTGGTACCGGGGCCATTACCCCCGATGTACGATCAAAGTCCATCATCAACATCAACCCTCGCCCAAAGAAGCCTGCATCCCAATCCCAGTAGTAATCCAATTCAGCCTTACCCATTATATCATAGTCGTACGTCGCTAGAGCGTTAAGGTTGTCCTCCACTTCCTCATCACCTTCTTCTCGCCCTTCCCACTCATGTAATAGTCTATCGTCATACAGTGATGCCAGTACGGTATTGAACACCGTGAACAGTAATGGATCACCTACTGCATCATCATCGCGACGTTGGTTGTTATACAGCCTCAAGCGCTGTAGTATCGTATGTCTTTTCCCCTCGTTGTATTTGAAAGCCAGATCGTATTCCTCGTTGACCTGGTGAATGATCGCTCTCTGCGTATCTCCGTCTATTGTCTCCTTGACTACCTTCCCGTCCTTAACTATTTCTCTTTCTATGTCTTTGTATGCCTCCTTTAGCTTTTTTGCTGTTGCGTTTGGCATGTTTGTCTTTTATTTTCTCGATGCTTGCGACAGCACCTTGTAACATTGAATCCTCTGCTGAGTTCTTTTCCTCCTTGCCGTATAGTTTACCACCAAACGGCAACATCAACCACCTCCACCATGGAGGCCATGCGTATGCGTACTGCATATAACTGTCACTCTCGTATGTAAAGAAGTATTGCCATAGCACCATGTGCTGAATAACCATGATCGTTGATCCTTCGTATTCCATTGTGCGAGTTACTTGCATAAATGCATTTGAATAAGACTTTACGCTGGGAAAGTATCATTATACATGATATGGATCCAATTCCAGTTCCTCCTTAACGAGGTCGGGTGATTGATTACCCTTCCCCCAAGTATACGGGATAAACGTAGGTTCAGCTAATAACAACCTGTGTAGATTCTCCGGCATGTGATCATCTCTATCGCGCGGTTTAGCGCTTTGTTTCTTATCATCCCTGCTGGGACCTTTTATTTCCACCCACACATACTCATCCAACTGCTTGATCGTAATGGGACAAGTATCGAATATGTATATCTCTGGCTGCCTTATCAATGTCCCTTCCTTTAGCTCATAGTTTAACGCGTCATTGGTGCGCTTAATCCCGGCCATTAAGTCCTTAGCTCCCCTGATATAGTCTGTCTCTCCTAGGTCAAATAACTGCTTGCCTACACTTGCCTCTCTATTGTGTTGATCGTCCACGTAAGCTGCGGGGTCTATGATCCTGCCCTCAATGCGGTAGTTCATTTCGTTCTCATGT